TGTTGCTGATATCTTGGTCAAACCAGTAACAGCAATTAATTATGTAAGATTGACTTTCACAAATAAGAATTTGTCAAGTCCACTATAATTGATTATAAAGATTTAGCACAAATATAAGGGAGATCAAAAATGGCAACAGGAATAAGAGACTTTAGACACAATTTTTTCGGAACAAGACCAAATAGATTTAAAATTTCTGGTTCTTTTCCATCAGCAGTGACTAGCACAAATATAAGTAATCAACCAGCATCAGATACTACTGCAAGATTTGATGTTTATTGCAAAGCGACATCATTGCCCGGATCCAGTATAGGTGTAATACCTGTGGCCTGGCAGGGTAGAATTGTTAAATTTTCTGGCGAAAGAACATATGCTGATTGGTCAATTCAAATATATGATTCATCTACACCCGGTCAAGTGCTAAAACAAACATTTGAAACATGGATAAATTTGATGAATCACCGCGAAACGCATGTATTGGATTATAGTTTAACATCAGATTGGGTAGTTTATCACGGAGATGTGGTAAATTCCGTGGCAACTAGTGCAGATAGTGGACACACACAATCTCATGTACTTAGACATTGTTTTCCTATAGATATTTCACCAATTGATATGTCGTATGATATGACGGACACCTTTGCTGAGTTTACAGTGACGATGGCCTATGATTTCTGGGAACCAGGCGACGGAAATGGTGCTGCAACTCAACCAACTTGACAATAAATACTAGAGTAACTTACAAGGAGAATTTTATATTATGGCATTCAAAGATATATTTGGTTTTTCGTTTAAAAAAGATAAGCAAGAATCTCCACAAAAAGAGAACGAATTTGGAGGGCTGGAACCACCTAAGTCCCAGCCCTCCTTTGTTACTCCTGAAGACTATGACGGAACATATGTCATAGAAGGTGGTGGATTTTTTAGTCAGTATTATGACTTTGGGGGTGCTCTCATACAAGAGAACACTCAAATACAGCAATATCGTTCATTAGCATTATATCCCGAAGTAGATAGAGCAATTCAAGATATAGTAAACGACTCAATTGTATTTGACGACAAATATGATTGTATAAAATTAGATTTAGATAATATCGATACTATATCCGATAATATCAAAACAAAAATACATCAAGAATTTAAAACTGTCAAAAAACTTTTAGATTTTAGTAACAAAGCAGACGACATTTTTAGAAGATGGTATATTGATTCTAAAGTATTTTTTCACATTATAATTGATACAAACCATCCAGAAAAAGGTATACAACAACTTAGATCTATAGATCCAACAATGATTCAAAAGGTCAGAAAAGTTGAAAAAGAAGTTAAAAATGTAAACCATGTCAATTTAGCATTAGTTAAAAATGTTGAAGAATTTTATGTTTATACTGATCTAGATAAAGACTCAGTAACACCAACAACAACTACTGGTATTAAAATATCAGTTGATTCCATCTGCTATGTTCACTCTGGGATAGTTGATAGCGGAAGTAAAAGAGTTGTAGGATATCTACAAAAAGCAGTAAGACCCGTAAATATGTTACGGCAAATAGAAGATGCTGTTGTTATTTACCGAATTTCAAGAGCACCAGAGCGTAGAGTATTTTATGTTGATGTTGGTAATCTACCCAAACAAAAGGCAGAACAATACATTTCTAGTTTGATGAACAAATATAGAAATAAAATAACATATGATTCGAAAACAGGAGAGATTAAAGATGAAAGAAATCATATGTCTATGCTTGAGGATTACTGGATTCCCCGAAGAGATGGAAATCGTGGAACAGAGATATCCTTATTAGATGGTGGACAAAATCTGGGTCAAATGGACGATGTTGATTATCTTCTCAAGAAAGTTTATAGATCATTGAATGTTCCTATAAGCAGACTTGAAACCTCTACCGGGTTTAATATGGGAAGACAAGGCGAAATTACTAGAGATGAAGTCCAGTTCTTTAAGTTTATAGAAAAACTCAGAAAAAGATTCTCATTCTTATTACTAGATCTTTTGAAGAAACAATGCCTTTTAAAAGGCATATTGACTCAAAATGATTGGAATAATTTGGCACAAGACATTCGGTTCGATTGGAATAAAGATTCACACTTCAACGAACTGAAGGAAAATGAAATAATGAGAGAAAAGGTTGATATGTTAAATGTAATGGCAAATTACACAAATCAATTCTTCTCTGCAAAATGGGTTCGTAAGCATGTCCTGAAACAAACTGACGAGGAAATTAACGAAATGAATCAGGAAATTGAAGAAGAACAGGCAAAAATTATGCAGCAACAAATACTACAACAGCAGATGAATCCTGAAGGTAAAGATCAGTCTGAGCAAATATAAATAATATATAGAAATAGGAGAAAATCATGTCAAATATACAAAAAGCAGTAAACAGCATTTTAAATAACAATTTAATAGAGGGCAAAAAATTAATTCAATCTAGTCTTTATGAAAAGATGGGAAAGCTCTTAGAGCAACAATTAGTTGAATTTGCTCCATCTGTGTTCAATGAAAAAATGGATACAGTCGGTGAAGAAGACGAAGACGTTGACAACGACGGCGATTCTGATGATTCTGATGAGTACTTAAAGAATCGTAGAAGCAAGATTTCTGGAAATATGACGAACGAAATGCATAACGACGAAGACGAGGATGAAGACGAGGACGAGGAAGAAGAAACTGAAGACGATGAGAATTATGAAGAAAATGAAGATGAATCAGAAGATGAAGATGAAGACGGCGATGAAGGAAAGAAAAAAGTCTATGAGTCTTTGACCGAAGAACAACTTCAAGAAACTCTTAATCAAATCATCGAACAAATCGAAAAAGAATCTGGTTATGAGTTAACACAAGAAGAAATAGAACAAGTAGTTGAGAGTTTTATGAACCAAAACATTTAAGGTAAACCAATGAAGCTAATAACTGAGACAACAGAAACAGTAAGATCAATAGTCGAGTCTCGTGAGGATGGAAAGAAAAATTACTTCCTCGAAGGTGTTATGCTTCAAGCAGAAACCGTAAATCGTAATGGAAGAAAATATCCACTACCTATTTTAGAAAACGAAATAGGTAGATATCATGAAAATTTTATAGTCAAGAAGAGAGCACTTGGTGAATTAAATCATCCTCAAGGCCCAACAGTAAATCTTGATCGTGTTTCTCACATGATCACCAATTTAAGTAAAAACGGAAACGATTTTATTGGTCGTGCAAAGATTCTTACAGAAACTCCAATGGGAAATATTGTAAAGAATCTAATTGATGAGGGTGCTTTGTTGGGTGTTTCTTCGAGAGGCATGGGTTCTCTTAAGAAAGTCAATGAAGTGAACGAAGTTCAACCCGATTTCTCTCTTTCTGCTATTGATATCGTTGCAGACCCCTCTGCCCCAAATGCATTCGTAAATGGCATAATGGAAGGAAGAGAATGGATCTGGGATAATGGTATTCTCAAAGAGAAAGTAATTGATGGATATCATAAAGAATTATCTAAAACATCTAAAAGAAATTTAGAAAAGAAAGCAATTTCATTATTTGAAGATTTCTTAAAAAGACTTTAATGAATACCAGTAAAGAAAACCTCTTAGAAATCAAAAAGTTCAACGAATGGAAGAGACACGATGAACTTAATGAAATAAGTTTTCGTGCTTCGCGGCCACGGTTTGCTGTAAATGCGATTGGTAGAGCAGGAGCAAGCCTTGTAGGTGGAGCAATAGGTGCAGTTCGAAATACAATAAATAGCATAAAACAAACAACACAAGTGGCAATGGATGCAGATCGAAATGTTTCTAATGTTTTAGATAGAACCTCTCCTCGACCCAGAGCAGGGAGCAGTGGAAAATTTATTAGTGATAGGCAATATTCATCAATGGAAGGTCAACGAGTAAAAAATGTAAGTGCAGCTGGTGATACATCAGTAAAATCATCTGTAATAGGCGGATTAAGAGGCGCACAAAGTGCAATACGAGCAGGGGTCCGTGGAGTTAAAATGATGAGTAATATGGATTCTGGCAAAAAAACAGCATTAGGCAGAGTAACAAGTGCCATTGCAAATGGAGTTGTTGATAAAATGGTAAGCACAATTCATAGTTATGATCCTGGAAAAACTACTGCTCAAAATAGAAAAAATAATTCAAATGTATCACTCGGTTCACATATTATAAAAAGATTAATAAAATAAGTACACAATCGTATTGTGAAAATTTAGTTTATACTAAATATAAATGCCAAAATATGGAGGAAATATATCATGCAAGATAACACACAACAAACAAATATGGGCTTCTCATCAACAAATCTATACAGCGATGCAAACGGAAGAGGCGCAGTACTCGGTACGCTGCAAACAAACGGTAATGCAGAATTAAATAAATCAACACTCAGACCAAATGGTAGTGTTGCCGCTGCAGCTGCTCAAATGCAAGGAAATCCACAAGTAGGTGAAGTGGATGATGAGGAAGCAATGACTCAGAACGAACAATTAGAAGTAGACATCAATGATGCACTCAATGCAATCTTTGAGGGCGCAAATGCTTCTCCTGAGTTTGCACAAAAGATTAAAACAATATTTATTGCTGCACTTAACGAGAAAGTTTCAATCATCGAGCAATCGATGTTAGAAGCAACAAAAGAAATTATTCAAGAGAAGTTACAAGATAATGTTTCTTCTATAGTTGAACACGTTGATCAATATTTGACTTATGTTGTAGAAGAATGGTCAACTGAAAATAAATTGGCCATTGAAAATGGTTTCCGTACAGAGATCGCCGAAAACTTTATTTTGGGTCTGAAAGAATTGTTTGAAAACAGTTTCATTGATGTCCCTCAAGAGAAGTACGACGTATTAGATGATCTGTTTGCTGCAAATGCTGAGTTGGAGAAGGCTGCAAATTCAGCATTAGCAGAAAACATGGATCTAAAGAATCAACTACTTGCTCATCTCTGCGCTGAATCTTTCATCGAAATGAGTAATGGGTTAGCAGACACAGAAGTCGAAAAACTCGCAAAACTTTCAGAAAATTTAGAATTCAATAGCGTTCAGCAGTATGCTGATAAAGTAAAAATTCTAAAGGAATCATATTTTGGTAAGAATAATGGAAATAATAACACATTAGCACCAAATTATATCACAGAGGAAACAACCACACCAAATACAAAACCAACAGGTTCTGATCCAATTATGGAAGCGTATGCAAGAACACTTAGCAGTCAGTTAAAATTAACAAATTCTAAAAAGTAATTTAGAAAAATAAAAATCACTACATAGTATACAAGGAGAAAAAGATGGACTTTAACACAACAACACCGTATGACACATTAGTAGAAAAATGGGATCCAATTATAAATCATTCGGATCTTCCAAATATTGGAGATGTACATAAGCGCAGAGTAACTGCAGTTCTCTTAGAGAACCAAAAGAGGGCTCTCCAAGAGCAAATGCTCACAGAAGCACCTGCCAATGCAATGGGTGGTGGATTCAGCGTTTCTGCTGCCACCTCTTCTGCAGGTAACCTCGCAGGTTATGACCCAATTCTCATCTCGTTGGTTCGTCGCGCCATGCCGAACGTCGTTGCTTACGACATCGCTGGTGTTCAACCAATGACTGCACCAACAGGGTTGATCTTCGCAATGAGATCAAGATATCAATCACAAACAGGCGATGAAGCAATGTTTGATGAGCCATGGTCGCAGTTCTCCGGTGCATCTGGTGCATCCGGCGGATTTAGCGGTCCTGGTATGTTGGGTAGCAATGTCGCAGGTGGTCATACCTTCGGTGTCACCCCAATCAATTCCTCTGGAACACAACTTTCAGATTGGGCTAAGTTCCGTGGAATGATCACTAATCAAGCAGAAAATCTTGGTGGTGCGTCTGATACCTACCAATTCCGTGAAATGGCCTTCAGCATTGAGCGCGTTGCCGTTGAAGCAAGAACACGCGCCCTCAAGGCAGAATACACCACAGAATTAGCACAAGACCTCAAGGCCGTTCACGGACTTGATGCTGAATCTGAGTTGGCAAATATCCTCAGCACAGAAATTCTCAATGAAATCAACCGCGAAATTATCCGCGCAGTTTACTTCATTGCGAAGAAGGGTGCAACAAACACCGACCTCGCTGGTGGCGGAAACGGTGTGTATGACATTCTTAACGACTCCGATGGTCGTTGGAGTGCAGAACGCTACCGTGGTTTGATGTTCCAAATCGAACGCGAAGCAAACATAATTGCCAAGCAAACTCGTAGAGGAAAGGGTAACTTCATCCTTTGCAGCGCCGATGTCGCATCTGCTCTCGCAATGGGTGGATTCTTGAATCTCTCTCCTGCTCTCAACACTAATTTAAATGTTGACGATACAGGAAACGTCTTTGCCGGTGTATTGAATGGTAAGTTCAAGGTTTATATCGACCCATTCGTCGCTGAAGGTGTTGACTTCTGCCTTGTTGGTTATAAGGGAGTTTCTCCATATGACGCCGGTATGTTCTACTGCCCATATGTTCCGCTCCAAATGGTTCGTGCAGTATCGCAAGATACATTCCAACCAAAGATTGGTTTCAAGACCCGTTACGGAATGGTTGCAAATCCATTCGCTAAGGGCAGAACCCAAATCACTGGTAACAGCGATGGTCTTGATGCATCCACAAACGTCTACTACAGACTGTTTAGCATCAAGAACCTGCACGGTCAAACTGGTGGTTACTTCGGTGGTAATCCCTGATTGATCTGAACAATTGAGTTCACTAAGACCGGGAGCATTTAAATGCTCCCGGTTTTCTTTTATAAATACTTCTATGGGATTCGTAGACTACTTAAATCAATTACCAGCCTCTTTCCTTAAGAAACTTCCAGGCGATTTACTCATGGAGAATGAGTTTCAGCCAACAAATAGAAATTTTCTGACGGGAAATAAATTTCTATTTGTTATGAATCGATTACCTTCTATGATGTTCTTTTGTCAAAGAGCAAACATACCGTCAATTGGTTTTGGTCAATCGGTACAATCTAATCCAACATCAATTAATATTAATAGACCAGGCACTCAATTAGTATACGAAGATCTACAAATTGGATTTTCTGTAGATGAGGAAATGACAAATTGGAGAGAAATACATAATTGGTTAATTAATCTAGGCACATACGATGGTATGTCTGACCGATTGATAGAAAAGCAAAAAACATCAATGGCAGGTTTATATGTACTAAACAGCGCATACAAACCAATAGTTACTTTTAAATTTTATGATATCTATCCAGTTAGTCTATCTGGTTTAGATTTTGATGTTTCTATTCAAGATGTAGATAATCTAATTTCTACTGCTACATTTTCATACACATATTATGAAATAGTAAAAGAAGACTTATATTAATATTTGTGGTATAATTTAAATTATGAGTATAAAACTTAACGATATTAAACTAATGATTGAACAAGATATGAAGATTGATTCAACTTCTCTTGATAGAGAAAGTTTAAATGTGCCTCAATTACACAACAAATATTTGTGCATTTTGATGGACGAAAAACTTATATCAAAAAAGTTTGAATCTGATCTTGCAGTCTTAAAGAAAAATAAATGGTTATATTATTCTGGTAAAATATCAGAAGAACAATTAACTAAATTAGGATGGGAAGCTTTTGATCTTTCAATACTTCGAGTAGATCTAGATAAATTCATCGAAAGCGATTCTGATGTTATCCATCTACACAATAAAGTCGATCTACAAAGAGAAAAAATAAATTATCTAGAAAGTACAGTCAAATCTATAAGCAATCGTATATGGAATATTCGTGCTGCTATAGATTGGGTTAAGTTTACACAGGGACAATGATTACAATTAACGAACTAGATTCTGTCAATGTTAAAATTGATTGCGACCGTTCAGTCGCAAAGGAATTAAGTTCGTTTTTTACTTTTAGTGTTCCTAATTTTAAATTTACCCCTGCATATAGAAATAAAGTATGGGATGGAAAAATCAGATTATTCAATAGTCTAACTCACACAATATATGCAGGATTATTGGATTACATTTTTAAATTTGCAGAAGAACGAAATTACAAAGTAGAATTTAATCCAAAACCAAAACAAATAATAAAACAAGAAGATATAGATTCCTTTATAAAAACAATAACATGCTATTCTGGTGGGACAATCATTACTCCACATGAACATCAAATTGAAGCAGTAAAGCACGCATTAAATAAACAAAGAACTCTTTTGATATCACCAACTGGTAGTGGTAAGTCTTTAATTATCTACATGTTAATTAGATGTTTAGAAAAAATAATACCAGAGAATAAACAAATACTAGTGGTAGTTCCAACTACTGGTCTTGTTGCTCAGATGTTTAATGACTTTAAAGATTATTCTAACAAAGATGGATTCATCAAAAAATGTCATGTAGTATATTCTGGACAAGACAAACAAACAAATAAAAAAGTAATCATTTCAACATGGCAAAGTATTTACAAAATGAAAGAAGACTTTTTTAAGAACATATATTGTGTTTTTGGTGATGAGTGTCATCTATTTAAAGCAAAATCATTGACTACATTAATGTCGAAGATGAAAGACTGTCCATATAGAATTGGAACAACAGGTACATTAGATGGAACTCATGTTCATAAACTAGTAGTAGAAGGTTTATTTGGGCCAGTTTATAATGTAACTTCAACTAAATCTCTTATAGACAAAAATCTTCTTTCTAATATAAAGATCAAATGTTTGTTACTTGAATATACAAAAGAAGAAATAGATGAAATCAAAAAAGCAAAATACATTGATGAAATACAATGGTTAGTTGCAAATACAAATAGAAACAAATTCATAGTAAACTTGTGCTGTCATCTTAAAGGAAATACTCTGGTACTGTACAATTATGTTGATAAGCACGGAAAACCGTTATATGAAGAAATCAAAAAGAAGTGTAACAAGCCTTGTTTCTTCATATATGGTGGCACAGAAGCATCTGAACGAGAAGAGATAAGACAAACCGTAAATAATCAAACAGATAGCATTTTAATTGCTTCATACGGAACATGTTCGACAGGTATAAATATTAAGAATATACATAATATTGTATTTGTTTCGCCATCTAAATCTGTGGTGAGAGTATTACAATCAATCGGAAGAGGACTTAGAAAAAGCGACACCAAAGATAAAGTAACAATATACGATATTGGTGATGATCTCCGATATAAGAAATACAGAAACCATGCACTCCGTCACATGGATGAACGTATAGACATATATACTAATGAGAAGTTTTTATATAATCTTACAAAAATACGCCTGGAGGAATTAAAATGAGTTACAAAATTCTTAAATTAAAAAGCGGCGAAGAATTGATTTCTCATGTTACAGAGAAAAACAAAAGAACTATGGTTCTTACTAGACCTATGGTATTTCGTACAACTACATTAATGGATAACATAGGAAGACCATATGATATGACTTTGTTGAAAGATTGGTTAATACACACAACATCTCAACAAATAGAAATTCCAAAAACACATATTGCTTCTATGTTAGATCCAACAGATACTACTTTTAAATTATATGATATGGAAATGAAAAGATTAGATGTTCTTCCAGAAGATAGAAAACAACTAACAGAAGAAGAAGCAAATACTTTACTTAAAAAACTAAACAAAAACAAAAAATCAATTACTGATGAAGAGATATTAAATCAAATATTTGGTGATTTGTTTCATGAAATGGAAGAGATGGGTTCTGATGCGTATAATAAATTACAAAGCATGGAAGAACCAATGAATCCTCATATGCCATTTCCTGAAGACGAAGAAGAAATAGATTTTATAAAAAGACCAATGATTTATATCTCAATGATGCTTCCCCCAGAAGCATTAATGAATCTAATGAACGCCGGTATATTGGATCCAAAACAATTATCCAAAATAGCAAAAAAGGTTAAAAAGGATAATAAATTTACTGGGGACGAAAAAACTCACCCAAATTACGGCAATCGATGGACGGATTGGTGTCCCGACCCAAATTCAAACGATTACACCGATCCACCTAAGAGCCCTTAAAGCTTCTTTAAAGTCTAATTATAGTACTTCTTTATACCAGACACAGGAATTGTAATGATAGTAGTCATCGGTGTCAAGAGAAATTCTAATATATTTCTTGATTTCTTCTGATGACTTGTTATAATTCACACATGGGTAAATTATGAAGAAAAAGAAGAAGAAACAAAATCCAATAGTAGAAGAAACTATTCCGGAAAAAGTATTAACAAATTTAAAACATTACATAGATAATGTGAAGTTTTGTGAAGCAATGACCGACTGGAAGCAACTTGTACGCGCCGCAGAGGCCTGCGATGAACGTAGACCCCCTATAAGCGATTATATCGCAGAGTGCTTTGTCAAAATTGCTGAACATTTATCGTATAGACCCAATTTTATTAATTACCCTTTCCGTGAAGATATGGTAGGGGATGGTATAGAAAATTGCCTATTATATGCTCATAATTTTGACCCTAACAAATCAAATAATCCATTTTCGTATTTTACACAAATCATTTATTATGCCTTTTTGCGTAGAATAGAAAAGGAAAAGAAACAAGCATTTGTAAAATATAAAGCATTACAAATGCATAATATGGATGGTAAATTTACTGATTGGTTAAGAGAAAACCAAGGGTCTTATACTTATAGTGAATTTATGCAAAAGACATTCTTTTTGACGGAACAAGACATTGATAAAATGGAACCGAAAGAAAAGAAAACAAAGAAAAAGCGTAAAAATAAAAAGACAGATAATTTTTTCGATTAAATATAATGAAAATTGCAATTATTAATGATACCCATTTTGGGGCAAGAAACGATTCACCTTTTTTTCTAGAACATTCTTTAGAATTTTTTGAACAGGTATTTTTTCCATATTTAAAACAAAATAAAATTAATAATGTTCTCCACCTTGGCGATCTATTAGACAGAAGAAAGTATATTAACTTTAATACACTCTCTCAAGTAAGAAATAGATTTTTTGCTCCATTAGTTGAGAATAAAATCAATACTTACATAACAGTAGGTAATCATGACACTTATTATAAAAACACAAATTCATTGAACTCATTGCGTGAGTTATTTTATAATGAGAATAATTTAATTCGTATCATTGAAAAACCTGAAGAATTAAACTTTGATGGTCTTTGTGTTGGTATGGTTCCTTGGATTGCTAAAGATAATGAAACCGAATGTTTAAATTTTATACAATCATGTAGTTGTCCGATTGTAGTTGGACATTTTGAGATAAAAGGATTTCAAGTTATAAATGGCGTTGTGCATCCGCATGGAATAACAGAAAAAGAATTTAATAGATTCGAAATGGTTCTATCTGGTCATTTTCATATGAAGCAAGAAGGTAGAAATATTCATTATCTTGGTACTCAATATCAATTGAATTTTGGCGATGTAAATTGTGTAAAGGGATTTCATGTTTTGGATACAGATACAAGGGAATTAACATTTATTGAAAATCCAAACAAGATATTTTATACGATAAAATACGACGATACTACACAAGAAACACAACAATTGTTATCAGAAGATCCTTCTAAATTCAAAAATTGTTTTATGAAAATAATTGTATCTAATAAAACAAAACCTTTTGTGTTTGACAAATTTATTGATTCTTTGTATGCTGTTCCTGTACAAGAAATATCAATAATAGAAGATTATCAAGAAAAACTCATTGAGAGTGATATTGATGTTGCACAAGATACCTTGAGTATAATTAACAAAGAAATTGATTTGCTTGAAGGAATTGAAAACAAAAGTAAATTGAAAGTTTTACTAAAAGATCTATATATGGAGAGTTTAACACTATGAATACAAATGAAATGCCATCAAACGAAGATAGACCAAAGATTTTTGACCCATCCATTTATTTGCCAGGAAACGATGATATGGTTCCTGAGTATGATGAATATGGTTTTCCGGCAAGAAAATCTCACAGTTATTATGTTTCTGCATATATT